CCGCCGCCAACGCCCTCGCTGAAAAGTGCCTGGCTGAAATCGGCGCGCTGATCACGAACGCCAACTACGCTTCGTCCGTCGACACTGGTGCCGCCCTGAGCTACGCTGAAGTCGTGACCGCCAAGGGTGTCCTCGACGCCGCCAAGGCCGCTGAGCCCCGCGCGTTCATCCTGAACCCGACCTACGCCAACGGCCTCCTGGGCGACGCTACCATCATCGGTAACTCCGTCCTCGGTGCTGGCATCCTGACCTCCGGTAACATCGGCACCCTCGCTGGCGCCTCTGTCTACCAGTGGAACAGCCTCCCGACGAACTCGGAAAACCTCGCTGGCTTCGCCTGCGGCGCTGACGCTATCGCCGTCGCCTCGGCTCTCCCGATGTCGGAAATCCCGGGCTTCGAAGTCGCCAACGCTGTCGACGCCGACACCGGCCTCGGCGTCCAGATCCTCATGGGTCAGGAACAGAGCGGCTACTACAACGTCACCGCCACGCTGCTCTTCGGTGCCGCTGTCGGTCGCGCGACCTCCCTCCACCGCCTCAAGACCGCCGCCTAATAGCGGTCCAAGGTTCAAACGAGGCTCCCAGCAATGGGGGCCTTTTTTGTGCCCCCTACCAATCCGGGCAAGTATAGGATGAGCCTCTACGGAACCGAGTTTCTCAACGACGCCAAAGAGATGGTGGCGGACTTCGGCGTGGCCGGGTCGGCCAACTCTGGCGCCATCACCTTCTCCTGCCTCATCTCCGACCCCGCCGTCTCGACCGTGCTCGAAGCAGGGGGGTATATGGAGCGGACCCAGTACTCTGTCAGGCTCCCCGCTGTAACGGCCTCCTGGAGCCAGCCAGACGGGTCTATTGGGGCATCGGCGGCCCTACTGTCGGCAGGCGTCCCCATCGCCTCCCTCGCCCAAGGCAAGAAGATCGTGGCCGGCGGGAAGACCGTCCGCATCACCAGCCAGACCTACAAGCCCGGGTCGGCATGGATCACGCTCGTCGTCATCGACGACAACCAGTAACCACTGTGGTCAAGGTCTCGATTGAGCCCAAGTCTCAGGCTGAGTTCATCGCGGCTTTGCGTCAGTTCGCGGCCGACTGCGGCCTGACAATGCGAGACGCGGCCATCGAACAAGCTGCGCTGGCCTGCGTCGACGCGGCTACCTTTACCCCTCCAATGCCCAAGGGCGGTGGCCGTGGCCTGACCAAGGACGCACAGCGCGCCGGAAATAACGCTATCGACGGCGACGTCCGAAAGATGTTCGTGGCCGCAGACGACAAGACTTCTAAGGCCGCCCCTGGGCTACTAATGAACCAGATGGCCTATGCCGTTAAGTCAGGCAATTTTGGGGACTTTCGCAAAATCATGGCCTCCGGCCACTTGGTCGGGATGAACAAAATCCCGCCCATCGTCCGCAAGATTGCCGGAGACCAGAACTACGATCGCGCGTTCAAGAAGGCCAAGAACTACTATAACACGACCAACATCGTCCTTTCGGACTATGGCACGCAGGGCTTTGTCCAAGAGATTAAGCCCAACCATAACCGCATAAAAGGAAAGTTCGGCGGCCGCATCCCTCTTAAGGTTCGCCCGGTCAAGGTGCCCATGCTTGTGGACAGCGCCAAGGACTTAAAGGCATACATCGAGGAACGGCAACTGATGGTCGGCTCAATCAAGTCAGGATGGCTTATGGCCCTGCTGTCCCTTCCCAAGCCAATCATCAAGGGAGTCCCCAAGAACGTCGGCGTCGAGCTGATGAAGCCAGCCTGGATTAAACGCCACAACAACACCATCGGGCGTAGCACCACTAACGCCAATCAGAACCTCGTCGAAGTCTCGGTCACTAACACCAACGGCAACGTCAATAATATCGCCGTGACCGCAGACACGCTTGGCCTTGTCTATGGCAATCGCGTGAAGCAAATGCGCGATCGTTTCAGGCAGCACTTTGACGACACAATCAAGGCAACCAACAACAAGCGCCGCATCCGCTAACCTTTATGGGAACCAAATCTATCCGCCACATCGTAGAGGCCACCTTGGCCACCTACCTATCCACCCAGACCGGGCTGACCACCGTAGCCTTCCTGACCGGGGACAGCGCCGCGACCCAGACCCTGCCCAAGGCCGTGGTCCTCTGCGAGTCGGCCCGCTCCCCTAACGACCTCCCCGAAGGCGAAGGCAACTTCAGCTGCTCGGTCCGCATCACCCTGTTCTCAAACGCCGACGACACGACCCTCGCCGATCACCGTGCCCGCTGCGCCGCCCTGTCCGGCAATATGCGCGACCTGACCAGCATCAAGGCGGCCTTCGTCACCTCGACCGACGCGGCCTGTTACGACGTCACGATGCAGTCCGAAGACGAAGGCATCGACGAGCGCTCCTGGGCGACTTCCTTCGCCTTCGACGTGCTGGTGGTCCTGCCCGCCTAAGACAATTCCAAAGCCTGCAATTACAAATGGCCGCCATCTCAAACGGAGTCACCTGCGTCTACGGTATCGCGGGCACTGTCACCAACCTCTTTGTCCAGAGCTACAGCCTCTCGTCCTCGTTCAACGCGGACGTCACTGTTGTCGACGAGACGGGAGTTACCAAGACCCATCGACTGGATGACCGCAAGAGCGAGATCACCATCGAAGGCATCGCCAAGACCTCGACCATGCCCATCCTAGGCGCCACGCTCGCTTTCACGGTGAACACCGCGTCAGCCTATCCTGCTGGCACGGCTTCGGCCTCCTTCTCTGGAACTATTACCAAGATTGACGACAAAGGTTCCAATAAGGGCTTCACGTCTGTGTCCATTACGGCCATCGACTACGAAGGAATTACCTGATTGATTCGCCTGTAATCAGATTAGGATAGACGGCGTGGACCGTCGCTTCCTCAACGCCTACGTCGACCCGGCTCCTTTTAGGATTCTGGGTCGAACTCTTTTCCCCTGGTGCCTGAAGTACCGGGTGCGCCTGATGGCCTTCGACTCGCCGCTCGTCACCGGCTCCCGCGGCATCACCCCTGCGGACCTTATCTTCGCCTGCCAAGTATGCGCCGAAGAGCAGCTAGGGGAGGTGGGCTGGCGTGACCGACTGCGCATCGTCACCCTAAGCCATCACCCCGCCAAGTTCGAGCGCCTGCTGGAAGCCTTCGCCGGTTATATCCTCGTCCAAGACTGGCCCAAGTTCTGGGAGCAGACTAAGACCAAGTCAGGGGGCGGAGACAAGGGGGTGCCTTGGCCGCTGTCCATCGTGGCCAACCTGATCGCGTCTGGCCTCCCAGAGCAGCGGGCTTGGGAGATGCCCGAGTGTCAGGCCATCTGGCTCAACTCCGCCCTGGCTATCCGCAAGGGTGCGGACGTGGCGATCATGTCGCCCGAGGAGGAAGCCTTCATGGCCGAGGAGGAAGCCAAGGAGGCCGCCGCGGCTGCTTCCAATCCTGCAAAGGAAAGCACCCCCTGACATGGCCCAAGACCTGACAGTCAACATCAAGACGACCTCCGACGTCCCGCAGGCGATGGACAAGGCCAAGCAGGCGACGACTGGTTTTGGTAAACAGGTCGAGGACATCCAGAAGAAGTTCAGCACGTCATTCAAGGACATCTTCCTTTCCTTCCTTGGGCCTATGGCGTTGCTAGGCGCTGCCATCGGCTTTATTGGCAAGATTATTGCGGACAACCAAAAGAAGCAAGAAGACGCTAATCAAGCCGCTATCGACGGTACTAACGCCCTGATGTCTGCTGAAGATAAGTATTGGGCTAACAAGAAAAACAATGAGAAAAAAGCCGCCCAAGACACTGAGGCCGCAAAGATTCAAAGGATTAAGACAACCGAGGAGTTCCTTGAAACAGACGCCGCCGATGAAATTGTATCTCGTGAAATGAAAAAGCGTGGTGTGGTTATTGAGTCGTCTTTCATTCGGGGTCAGATTGCCTTAGACCCTAAGATTCAAAACGAAGTTCAGGGCTTAATCGCCAAGGAATCTAAAGCAACTGGCCTCACTCCGTCTGCAAATGTAACCAAAGACTTTAAAGGCCCGGAAGGCTTCGGAAACGTCATCGGCGTCGGACCTAATCCGGTCATGGAGGCCATGGCCCGCCAGAACGAAATCGCTTTGGCGCAGCTCGCCGAGCTCCAGAAAATCTCCGGCAGCACTCCCGCCGGTCAAGGCGACTTCACCAAGGGCACCCAATCCAAATAATTTATGGCACGCGTCGACACTGGTAATAACCTAACAACCGTACTCCAACAGCCTGGGGCGAAGTTCCAAGAGGATGGCTACGGACTCGCCACCGGCACCATCGTCTTCAAGGCCGCAATCACGGCGTCCATCGGTGGCACGATTAACCGTGGGTCGGCTTGCCCGCA